AGTAACTGTTACTTTCTCGATGCTGAATGCCATCTGGTTGAACTGGTCGCCAGTTCCATCACCTAGATCTTCAGCAGAGTCTGTACGCATACCCTGACCAACGTTGTAGTCAGTAGCATTTGTTTGAGCAGCAGTTGAATTCAACAACCCTGGGTTAGAACCCTGTTGTGCTGTTGTACCCAAACCAACGTTGTTAGCACCAGTAGCGGTGAAACCTGAAGTGTCATCCAATCCATCAGGTTGTCCTGAGAATGCGGTGTCTGCTTCGTTGAATAATGCTTCTGTACCAGACTGAGTCTTGTAGCGAGAACGCATTGCAAAGATTAGTCCAGTAGGACCATTCATTGGTTGAACACCAGCAAGGTCATAAGCGACCAAGTTTGGCATTGAACGTCTAATCAAAGAGATTAGAACGGGGTCGAAACCTGCAACTGGACCAGCAGCAGTAGCATCGGCAGAGAAACCTGCACTTGCACCACTATTGGTGTTAACGTTTGGAGCTTCGGATAGGAAGTTACGCTCTTCCCTTAATTCTTTTTCTTGGTTTTCTAACAGGACAGCAGTGACGCTTCTTCTATGAGAGTCCTTGATTGCATCAAGTCCATCATAATCTAGAATAGGAGCCCACTTTTCCTGTAGATATTCAGAATTGAACATCTGCATTTGAGTTTACCTCTTACGGTTTATTGTTTGAATTTAATAATTTAAAAATCACTTATGAGCAGCTCTTGAAAGTGTATCAAGATAGGCTTGCATTCTAGGATTTACATCCTCGGATGCTACTTCTTCAGTAGATACCTCTTCTGATAAGTTTTCAGAGGTGCTTTTTGGAGCACTAGTTTTACTTGGGAAATAAGATTCCTTAAGTGTACCTAGTTTCTCACGATAGTCTGACTCACTTTCAAACTCAACATTTTCTGCAAGAGTGGCAAGTTTTTCCTTCTGAGTGTCTGCAAGACCTTCAGCAACATCTGCAAAAATTACATCTGCTGTGGATTCTGCTAATCTAGAGTTTAGAGCAACATTTCTTTCAATTTGCTCATTGAGTTTATTCTCCATTTCATCAAGCTTATCTACCATGCTATTAAGCACATCATATTTTTCTTCAGGGATTGTTACATAATGTTCTTCAAATAGTGACTTCATACCTTCCATGAAGGATTCAGTCATTTCTGTTTTAAGACCTGCTTCTACTGCAAGTTGGTTCTCCTGAACCCACTCATCAGCAACGTACTCAAGGTAAGAATCAACTCTTTCTGTAAGTCCTGTCTTAATAGTATCTAGTTCTTCAACTAGAGCTTTAGCATAAGACTCATTGAGTTCTTCTTTAATTTCTACAACCTTGGTTTTGATTGCGGTCTCGAAAATCGTTCTTGCTTTATCTTGGAACTCTTCAGATAGTTCCTCACCAGCGATTAATGCTTTGAGGTCTTCCTCAACATTAATTTCTTCGATTACTTCTTCTTCAGTAGCTTCTTCTTCGGCAACAACTTCAGTTGCTTCCTCTTCAGAAGTTTCTTCTTCAGCAACTACTTCAGTTCCTTCTTCTGTAGCTACTTCGTCTTCGGCAACAACTTCCTGACCGTCTTCTAGTTCGTCTGAAACTGCCTCAGCTTTAGCTGCTTTAGCATTAACAACGTCTTTGACCTGTGCTAATGTAGCGGATGGGTCTTTAAGTTTTGCAGAATCGTCATCAGGACGATAGTTTTCTGGGGTAGGTCCACCAAGGTCTTCTACTGGAACGCCAGCTTTTGGTGCTGGATCTGCTGCAGCTGCACCTTTGGTTACTACGTTTTCTTCGATGTTTTCCATTTAGTGAATTGTTACCAACGTGTTTTACTGAATCTTGTAAGAATCTATACTTATTTATAGATTTGTTAAACTTAGAGGTTATTTAGAAAATTATTAAATAGACCTAACTTATGCTCTTCTAAAGCATTTTGACCAGCTAAAGTATCAATAGCCTTCTTTGTTTTTTCTGCGAGTTGTTCACGGAGTATTCCTCCTTCCCAAACCCATTCCTTTCCTTCCATTATGCCGTTAACAAAAGCATCTGGAGCAGAAGGATCTGCCACTATATCGGCAGCAGTTGCTAATTGAAAATCTTCACCAACAACTTTATAACCTTGATTGTTTTCTTTAAGTGATCCAACTCCACGAGAAGAAACACCTAACATAACACCTTCACCAAGTAAAGATTTTGCAATCTTACCCATAGGTGTTTCAAGAAGTTTTGCTTTTCCTTTAAAGTTATTACCTTCTTGGGTAAGGCAAGTAATTTTATGAGAAACCCTATCAAGATTAACTGTAGGACCATCGGGATGACCCAATTCTCCTAAAGCACGTCCCTTTTTAATGAAATTTTCATTATATCTACCAACTTCACGAGCAAGAGTATCAATAGGATACATCCTACCATTACGGTTTTTAATGCCTCCCTGTAAAAATACACCTTCGATATGAAGTGTCTTATTAGACCCTCTACCTTCGGATATAATTTTTACCTGAGAAATCTCTTCTGTGATCAGTTTCATTCTTCTTGTTCCTGTTCAGTTGGTTCTTCCGATGCTTCGGGTTCTGCAAATACGGTATTTGCCACATTAGGTTTCATACCATCAATACGTCCTGCTGATTTAGCATAGAGCATATCTTTTATTTTGTCGCTAATATCAGACGCAGAAGCATCTGTCGCAATCAAATCAACTATGTCTTCCATTAAAAATTATAAGTTATATATTTCCTATTTATAACTCGGCTTTCTTGGTATCTTTTGAGTATTGAGCATCAACCGCTTGTGCTTGTGCTTCTAAATCTGGATCTACTGGTTGTTCTCCCATTCCTTCCATAGCAGGATCACCCTCTTGAGGTAATGGTTCTCCTGTTATTGGATCAATTTGAGATGGATCTGGAATAATTCCTTTTTGAATTTCATCCTCGATTTGAGTATCAATTTCATCAATTTCCATGTCAGTTTGACGTAGAACTCTCTTACGAACATATTCAGTAGAATAATACTTGCCAATATAAGGTTCTATTGTTGCAAGCATACCTAATCTGCCTTCCATAAGTTCAGATTCTTTAAGTTCTGCAAATTGATTATCATATAAGAAGTCATATTGAATATGATCTTCCATACCTTTCCAATCTTCTGGAGTAACAATATTTTTAAGAATCAATTGAGTCTTAAGCATATCATTAAACATATTTGCAAAACGCTTTCTTAAACGTCCCACAAACTTAGCAAATTTAAGTTCATCTCTTAAGATCTCTGATGAACGACCTAAATTAAAACCACCTTCAGCAGCAATTCTTGATTCAGGAACACCTAATGCTCTATAAAGTTTCTTTTGAAAATACTCAATATCAGCAAGTTCGCCAAGATTCTGTCCACCAGGTAAAGTTGTAATTTCAGTTCCCCGACCACCTTCTCTTCTAGGCAACCAGAAATCTTCCATCATACTCATAAATTTACGATCATCACGAACTTCACCTGTGTTCGCATCGTATACTAACTTATTTCTATAGCGAGACATTACCTCTTTTAGGTATTGTTCTGCTTTTACTTTTGGTAGATTACCTACATCAATATAGAATATTCTTCTTTCAGGTGCTCTTGATAGTCTGTAAATAACAAGAGAATCCTCAATCATCCTAAGTTGATTAAGTGCCTTAATTGCTTTGTGTAGATAAGAAAGAACTCTGTTCTTATTTCTATCTACTAAACCAGAAGTACACATAGTGATAGAATCCTTTGCAATCTTAATAGAATTCTTACCACCCATTTGACCCATCATTCCTGTTGGGTGATTAACTTTAGGTGTGTAAATATAAAACTCTTCAAACTCAGGATTTGGAACTACATCCTGTTCGCTTCTAACTCTTATAGCAGGATCTTGATTACCTGGTTTCTTTTTCTCTTGACGAATATATTTTATTTTTAATGGATCGATATACCTAAGATCTTGAATACCGTCTTGTGGGTTCTTAGTATCAATAACTTTTAGATAGAAAACTCTACCATCAACATACCAATTCCTAAAAATTTCATGGGACTTTTTATCAAAGTCCATCATTTCTTTAATATGCCTAAACTCTTCCCTAATCTTTTTCTTTAAAGTATTACTTGCATTCAAATTTGAAAGTTCTACTTCTACTGGCGAGTCATATAAATCACTAACTATCGCTTCATTTACAACATCTTCTATAGCACCATCCGCTTCTGGATGAAGTGCCATTTCTCTATATCTTCTTATTAGATCATATTCGGAACGATACGCACCTTCAATATCTACATACTGACCATAAAATCCACTTGAAATAAAATTATCAACCCCATCCTCATTATTCTTGGGAACAGGGCTGATTATTGAAGTGGATTTCTTTTGCGTTTCCTCAATTGAAAACCCGAAAAGTTTTGCCATTATAAATTTAGTCTCTAGTATGTT